GACGTGACAATTAGAGCCGAGGAAGGTGCCTGCTGAGAGGTTAGGTGTACCCCCCTTCTATTCGGATGTAGAGTTCTATTATTTTTAGTGCAACAATTCCTTTCAGTAGCCCTGCCCCTTGCGGTAACGGTTACAACCAGTACGGCAACACTGCCATTCTCTAATTACAAAATGGATGGTCCACCTCCATCAGTACCTGAGAAGACAGCGACCAGAGAGGTTGCTCCAGAACCCAAAGAGACAAGACTAATTTGTAAAGGGTGTAACCACAATGAAAGTCTCGCTCTCGCGTATTTCCAAGAAGTTGGGATCCGAGATCGAAACTCGTTGGCTGCCATTATGGGCAACATTAAACAGGAGTCTAACTTCCACGCAAACATTTGTGAGGGTGGTAGTAGAGTCTCGTATAATGCTTGTAGATATGGTGGTTATGGTTTGATTCAATGGACCTCAACTAACAGGTACATTGGTCTTGGTTCTTTCGCTAACCGTTATGGTGGTGATCCTTCATCACTTCATACCCAGCTTCGTTACTTAACTAATGAAACTCAGTGGAAGCGAATTGAATCAGCGATGCGTGTTCCTGGAAAATCCATCGAAAGGTATATGAATTATGCCTATTCTTGGATTGGATGGGGTATCCACGGTGCTCGTACACACTACGCTTACAATTATCTTTCTAGATTTGAAGAGGTATCCGTCGCATAAATATCAATTGAGATGGTTTCCTAATGTGACACGGATACGATACAGACTTCAAGTTCAGACAGGTAATGAGTGGAGAGATCTCAAACAATATATGGATCTCTCCCAGGTCAAAGCTGAATATTATATTAAATTGTGCGAACTAGGAGAGAACTGTGTCTATAATCCGAGAAAGATTAGGATGATTCCGAATGAACAGTAACTATCAAAGTGACTGGCGATATACCGATGACCGAATGGAGTGGCGTTTGCGGCTCCTTCGGTCTTTTTGTTGTAATGGTGGTATCACCAGTTACACTTACGAGTTTTTAGATTACATTTTGTCGCAGGGTATCTATCGCTCATTTGATAATGAAAGGTTTGATCAGGAATTGATGGAGCATTATCTGGAGTGGCACTCCGACATTGGACCAGTTGATTAAGTGGACTAGGGGCTTGACAGTGGGTGAAAACCGTACTATTATAAATAAGTAAACAAAGGTTACGAAATGTTTCATCTCGTTACTTTTTGTTTACTTAACTAACGTTAACACCCGCTCTAATAAAACTATGACTGCTACTCTTACTCGTCAACGGCAAGAGTCACAGTGGGATCAGTTTTGTAATTGGGTCACTTCTACCGATAACCGTCTCTATGTCGGTTGGTTTGGTGTCCTGATGATTCCCTGTCTCCTTGCTGCTACTACTTGTTTCATCATCGCCTTCATTGGTGCTCCCCCTGTGGACATCGACGGCATCCGTGAACCCGTCGCTGGTTCCCTTATGTGGGGCAATAACATCATCTCTGGTGCTGTTGTTCCTTCCTCTAATGCTATCGGTCTGCACCTCTATCCCATCTGGGAAGCAGCATCGCTAGACGAATGGCTCTACAACGGTGGTCCTTTCCAACTCGTTGTCTTCCACTTCCTGATTGGTATCTATGCTTATATGGGTCGTGAATGGGAACTCTCTTATCGTCTGGGGATGCGTCCTTGGATTTGCGTTGCTTATTCTGCTCCCGTGGCTGCTGCATCTGCTGTGTTCCTGGTTTATCCCTTCGGTCAAGGTTCCTTCTCCGATGCAATGCCTCTTGGAATCTCGGGCACGTTTAACTATATGCTCGTCTTCCAAGCAGAACACAATATTCTTATGCATCCGTTCCATATGCTTGGCGTGGCTGGGGTATTTGGTGGCAGTCTCTTTAGTGCTATGCACGGAAGTCTGGTTACGTCTTCCCTTGTCCGCGAAACAACCGAAAACGAGTCACAGAACTACGGTTATAAGTTCGGACAAGAAGAAGAGACCTACAACATTGTAGCCGCTCACGGTTATTTCGGTCGTCTTATCTTCCAATATGCTTCGTTCAACAACTCTCGTTCGCTACACTTTTTCCTTGCTGCTTGGCCTGTTGTCGGTATCTGGTTTACTGCCCTGGGCGTTAGCACAATGGCATTCAACCTCAACGGTTTCAACTTCAACCAGTCCATTCAAGATAGTCAAGGTCGTGTGATCAACACCTGGGCAGACATCCTGAACCGTGCTGGTCTCGGTATGGAAGTGATGCACGAGCGTAACGCTCACAACTTCCCTCTGGACCTGGCAAGCGTTGAAGCAACTCCTGTTGCTCTGACTGCTCCTTCCATCGGTTGATATTAGGAATCTAAGAATCCAACTAGGACCCTACGGGGTCCTTTTTTTGTGTCTAAGTATAAACTCGTAGGCATAAATTTTTGTGTAGTATTTGTATCAAGTGAGACTAGATATTGGTAGAATATGGAGGTAGGAAAGGTGAGATGAAAACCCAACTACATTATGGGCAATACATTTCTGTGGAGGACATTATGCACAACCTTGTTTCTTATAATCAGTTAGCGGAATGGAATCACTTTGAGGAAACTATCGACCGATGCACTGATGAACTTGAGTTGATTAACGATTACTTTAACTGCCTCATCGAATGTGATGATGATCAGCAGACCTGTAAGAGGGTTTGCCGAAGTCTGCTCAGCGATTGACAGGTGACTAAAATCTGTTAAACTAGGGGGGTCCCAATGACCCCCCATTCTTATGGAACAAACGAGAGACGAAATGATTAATCAAGCAATTGAAGAATTGTATTTTGTTCGATTGGGTGGACAAAATGCAAAAGAATTTCTTGAATCTACAACGTACATCCGTGATGTATTGCTTAAATTGAAGGAAGAATCTTGTCCCGTATGTGATACACTGATGTGTGCCGACCATCTTACTGACGATTGATATGCCCTATGAAGTTCAAACCTGGGATAATGAAGAGTATTGTGTGAATTATCATTTAGTTTCAGATGCAATCGACTATGAGGATGCTCTGCAGGTAGTACAGTCTCAGTATCCAGACCAAAAAGTAATCTCTGTTATCAAACGTAAATGAGCCACTTTGTGAAGAACCCTGATGAAATCGTCCTTGAAGATGTGAGGATGGTACACTACGAAACGATGGAAGAAGGACGTGCTGTATGGATTGGCATCTATATGAATGATGGTAAGATGTATCATATGAATATCGGTGGTGATAATCTGTATGTGAATTACTCTTACGAGGGTAATGATCCAAACATTACTGAATGGGCAAAACTCAAATGACTGAAGAACAAATTGATATGCTACGTCATCTCATCAAACAAGAGATTGATGCTGCCCAGATTGATGGTATGGAGCACGGTGCCTGGGGATGGGCAGACAAACAACTAGAAGAAGGTTGGAAACTATTCAGGGAGAGTTTCAATGAACAACAAGCACTCAATGCTCTAGACAAACTCTATCAAGAGAATGACAAAGGTATGGAGCAATTAGCAAATGAATGAATCTGATAAAGAATTTCTGAAAGAATTTCTGCGTGGAGTTGCTGGTGCTAGTATGTTTTTTATTGTTTTTATTGTTTTTTGTCTCATCATTATCTCGATGTCGGGCACTAAGACTGTGACAGATGAAGAACAGTCCACCAAGGTGGTTGGCACCTACAAAGACTGTGATATAATTCAATGGCACTACGGTGCTCTCGCTGAATACAAGTATTTCCTGCACTGCCCTAAATGACCTACACTGCTGAAGTTCAATTCAAATTTGATGCTACCTGGACCCGCACTTATACTGGTGGGTTTGGATCTACTGTTGACGATGATATGCTCCCCGAAGAGCATTATGTAATCACTGCTCCAGCGGCAGACCTGAATGCCAAACAGTATTTCAAACTGTTTGAGAAGTTTATGCTGTGTGTGGGTATGGCACCCGAATCTATCAGATCAGGTGCAATGTCCCTTGTCTTCAATGATTGGACTAAAGAAGAAGATCAGCGTAAGGTATGTGCTGAGTATGAACTGACTATGGATGAAGACCTCCGTAGTAAGTTTGAGGACTGGAAGAAAGCAGAAGAAGAATGGGCAAAACTCAAGAAAGGTCCGATGGGAACAGCATTGGAAGATGATTGTGCTCTAGATGACAAAGACCAGTGCCGTGAGTACAATCTGCGTGAGTCTGAATACTACGACAAACGTGCTAAATTAGATGCTGAACATTCCAATTATTATTGGGACAAAGATCGTAACAAACCTGCTGTGAACTCCGATGAATCTAATTAACTTCAATTGCCGAAAAGATTTCGGGACCGAATACTACCTGCAACTTATTCAATTCGGTAAACATTACCCACGTCCACTAAAAGATAAATCTGTTTTTCAAATCGCAGTTTCTTTTGATGACTATGCTAGTTGGCCATACATTCAGTTGACTGCAGGGAGCAACGGTTTACTGGGAATGTTGTTAGCAGTCCATCGTTTCTCGTTGTCCTTTGATTTAATCGCCCACACCTGGAACTATAACTATCTACAAGATGCAGAAGAAACTGACCTGGGTTGAGTATTACTTTGGGCATTGTTGGATGACTGGTTGGCAGTCTATCCGAGGATCATTCAGAAACTGGTGTGATCTAATGACTGGCAACTACAAAGACTATGCTTTGATGTGGTATGACGATCCGTATGAAGAATGTCTATCTTGGTTCTGGCAGTCCCTTGGTGAAGACGAAACTCTTCCTAAAGAATTCCTGGAGTATCTGACACAACTTGCTGATGATGTTCTGAACGGTAGAGTTGAAACTAAACCTATGACTCTTGAAGAACTTGAAAAACTTTCTGAGGACCTTCTCTAAGAAGGTCCTTTTTTTCTATCTAAATAAAGTATCTCCATAACAGGTATATGTACATCGCTAAGAGAGCAGGACTCGTCGGCGGGTGGGATTATTTTCAGGATAGAGTTGGCGATTCCCCCAAGTGGACAAAGGATAGAAGACGAGCACGAAGATTTGTGGATGAAGATACCGCATTGAATGAATCTAATATTACAGGTCTGTATGAAATTATCGTTGAAGAAATTTAATTATGTCGGGTGATAACGGTTGGTTTGAACAGAACTGTGATCCATCAGAACCTACTGGGGCTGCTGAACCCGTAGCATCTGGTGGTGGAGCAGTTAATAAAACTTCTACTGGGGAACCAGCTCAGAAGACGGTCAATAGTGTCATTGAGAATTTGATTGGGCAGTGCTATCCTTCGCAAGCACCGCAATCAATCAGGAACTTTGTGCCTGCAGCAGACCCTGCTGCAAATAAAGTAAGTCCAATTGATGTTGATCTTGGGTTTCTGTTTGATTGGATGCAATCAGTTGGTATGCCTTTACCACTGAATTCCCCATCAAAAATTAGGTTCACCAATCCAGATCCAGCAGACCCCACATCTGGAGACTTATGTTTGAATGGTCCTGATGGTGGACTGGTTGATTGCAGTAAGAATTACGACTACGAACAATGCATCAAAGATCATATTGATTGCATCTTTAAACCGTATTCTGGTGGAACTTGGAAACCGCCACAGGCAGACTGCGATACCTATGTTCCTAAGAAACAGTTTGGATACACAAAGAAAATTTGTGTAGAAAATTGTGTTGCTCCAAGAATTCCGATTTATGAACACGTTAGTTCAACTGACTATGCCTATACCCTTACCTCAGCAACTCCCGCTGGATATTCTGATACAAGAATCGCATTCTATGGATTAGAGACTGAAGAGGTACGCAACTCTGTTCCCGTGTATGTCTCATACTCTGCTCAAGATACTGATACCTTCCTGACAACTCAGCCTGGTGCAGAGAAGGCAACAATGGATGCTGGAAACTATGGATCCAGAAACACGGTTATGTTCTATGCATTTAATGAATCTTCAGATGCAGTTGGTGCATTGGTTGATGCTGAACAGGCAGCACCATTGTATCGTTACTACAATCCAAACAGAAAGGATCACAGATATACATTGTCTCCTATTGGTGGACCTCTTCTAGTGCCTGTGCTGGAGAAGGGATACTATAGGCTGACCGATAAAGTTGAGTCTGGATTGAAAATTAAATTCAATTCCAAGAAAGGTAGTGCTGGTTACGAAAATACTTTCGGTTATTATCTCACCGATAGCAATAAGAATCCAGTATACGGAGAAGTTATTTTCAAGAATGCTACAGATGCATCTGGAAAAAAGTCATACACAATTCCCGCATCCATAATCAATCAGTATGCTCCCTGTAGACTTGGATTTTTTCTTGTTCCTGATGGCAATAGAAGGAACAGTCTATCTGTGGGTCAATCCGTAACGTTTACTGACACTGGAAATGGTTGGAAATCTAATCTTGCATCTGCCGAATCCAACTATACGTTATTCAGTGAGAAGAGACTGAACGTTAATAATAAAAGATTTACTCGCTGGACATCTACTTGGTGGCAGTGGTGGGAAGATCTTATCTCTGGTGATGATGATTATGATGATGTTAAGATCTCATTTAGATTGGGTTATGAGAATAGCAATTGGTATTTTGAAGGTGTGCAGTGCTATGTTTTCACAGAACTTAAGGCTCCTGTCTATAGGGATCTGAACTATAGTGATGGATGTGATGGTTCTGTAGCGGTTAACACATTCAAAGATGCTTTCATTATGCGTCACGGATGTGGTGGCGTAGATGAATGGGATGATAGTGGTGCTTCTGGGTGTAGTGCTTGTGATGGTGAGTACAGTACCAAGAACAACATCACCCAAACGATTGGTATCACTAAGAGTGGTAATCTCTCCTTGAGATCCCACGGTGGTATTACTGGTGGGTTTGGGGAATGTACCCAATTCACCTATAAGTTATTGAAGAACGGATCACAAATCTTTACTGATAGTGTGACAGTATCTGAGTGGAGAGAGATTGGTCATCTTCTACATTCATTCAGTGTAGTTGAAGGCGATGATATAACATTCCAAATTGTAAGTGTCGATAATGGGCATTACAATGGAACTTGCTCCCCAGCCTGGGCTATTTGGAATGAAGATTCTCAATCGATTGAAATGAATTGGACGGTTAATATAACTACTACTTCACAGACCCTGGAAGAGATTGAGGCTGGGTATGTCAGTTCTGCTGCTGTTGCTAAGTGTGGCATCCCAGGACAAATTAGTTTGTATGATCTTGATAACTCTTCAAACAGTACGGTTGCTTGGAACGGTAGTGTCACTAATAATTATCTGATAGTTGATCCGAGACCGACATACGTTGATGGCAGTAAGAAGACTAGCGATAACAGTCTTGGTATTATGATGAGGGAAGTTGGTGGAGATAAGGGGTTCACCGTATCCATTCAGTATGAGTCCATCAGTGGTGGTCGTATGAGATTTAAAGTTCTCGGAGTCCTTGACACTGGTAATGGTGGATTCCGCGCCAATCAACTTGAACGAGTCTTCCTTGGCAAGAACAAGACGAATGGTAAGAAGTGGTTCCTTGGCGTCAGGATCGATAGCATAAACGGTTCTGAGTGCCCCTCCAGTGGCGCTGTAGTGGGGATGAGTTTCGGTGCGAGTACCGAAGATGCTGAGCAAGGTAATTTCGGTGTTCCTGACCCTGCTCTGATGCTTGTCGGCTCTGTAAATACTGGAGCATACTATGACTCAGCAGTTAATGAACTGGCAGAGGTTTTGTTCACTGATAAGTTGAAGGATAACTCAAGTTCGATTTCCGATCTTTACAATGAACCAGTTACATTTGTTCAGTATTTGACTAGAAAACTAGGTGCCAATGAGGATGTTAATTTCTATCACGATGTGATTGTTCCCGATGGTGGTAATGCTTTCAAGGTCAGGATGAAGGGAACGGTGTACATTAAAGAGGCATACGATCTTGTCGAAGGTGTCAACGAATCAAAAGCAGGATATAATATTCGCTGGAGAATCGATAGTGTAGTATCTGCTGGCACAGGGTATTCTGATGATCAGGAGTACACATATACTTGGCCAGATCCAAATGTTATTGACAATAATGGATCAAACATTGAGTCTCCTTACTATCCAGACAATAGAAATCTACCTAAGAAAATCAAGATTAAGAACTTCCACCTGGGCATTCTTACCAGAAGTGCTAAGTGGGCAATCTATCAGAAATCCCACGACAAAACTTCTACGATATGGTATAGTAATGCGTCACGGGCTAAGACATCACAGTTTAGAGACTACCGAATTATTATTAAGGATGCACAATGAAGAATGAATCTTATTGGGATAGGCGATTGAAAAAATCCCACGATGAGTTGAAGAGTATCACTCAAGGTCTTAGGAAACATCAAAAGGATCCTCAGGCAATGAAACGTCATCTTAAAAAGACTAAGAAATATTATCGATCTGTTCTGGGTGAGATCAATCGGATCGATGATACACTATATAATGTGAGCGAAATTGTCACGGAGGGTCTTCTTGATGAAGCAGTTAGAGATCGAGACGAGACGGACGGCATTGACCCTTCTGATCGAGAGTCTGTACAAACCTGATATTGAATTGAGAACGACTGCCCACGACGAAAACTGTTATGATGATTTAATGTTTTACCGAGACGAATGTATTAGACTATGCCAGGAACAACTCACCGCACTTAAGCAGGAGGAACTGGTAAATGCTTAATCTCCATCAACGTTACAACCACTATCTAAATAATGATTACTTGAAGCACGATGATGTTAACGAACACATCCTCGCTTATGGGTGGGACGACGATGGAACCAAGATTATTGGGCACTACGTCTTGACAGAAAACCACATTTTACACTATGATCTTAACGAACGTTTGATTAAAGTAGAACAACGTAATGTGGAACCTGTGGTGCAAAGCATTAGGGCAGAAAGCAAGTAATTGCGACCAAGAATCTGATAGAGTAGCATTGATTCGTACAGTAATCTTTGCTACCTATCTGATCACAAACATTGCTATTGTTGCTAACGCGGTTAGGCATTGGAACGATGGTAATACAGATGGAAGGGCAATCCGATTGGCGACGGAACCTGTCTTGAAAACAGTTGAGTGTAACAGCCTTGGGGGTTCGACTCCCCCTCCTTCCGTTTATGATTGATCTATTTCCCACACGAATCCATCCAGCAAATCATTCTGATCCTGAAATTATTGCTGAGATAGATCAAGTGATTGATACCCTGGAGACAACTGGGAACTGGAAGAACAGTTCTTATTTGTCACCTTATGCTATGCAAGAAACTTTGCACGGTACACACGCAAAACAACATTTACTCCAGTTGTTTAAGGAACATCCGATGCCAAAGTTGGAAGCATTTATTGGGGAACAGGTTGAATGTTATTTGTCTCAGACAAAAATTTCTGTTCCTGATAGTGCACACGCATATATAGAACCATTGAAGGGTGGTTGGTTGATCAGTCAGTCGTGGATTAATGTGTGCCCAAAGGGCAAAGCACAGGTCAGACACACTCACGCTGGACATATTATATCTGGTGTGTACTATCACAGAACTGTTCCTGAACAAGGTGGAATCCTTTTTTACAATCCAAATCCATATGCTAAGATGTGTATGTTTGGTACTGAGGAAGGGATCTATTTTGATCCGACACCAGAATCTTTAGTTTTATTTCCTTCTTGGTTAGAACATTCTACCGAAGCAAATCAAATCGAACGACCACGTTATTCTATTGCATTTAACGTCCATTTAAATTAGTGCTATGACCCCTAAGAACTCCGCAATTTATACAAAACCTGGCTGCCCTTTTTGTACAAAGATTAAACAAGTCTTTACATTGAAGGGATGGACTTTCCGAGAATACGTTCTTGATGTAAACTTTACCCGTGAACAATTCTATTCTGAATTTGGTCACGGATCTACTTTCCCACAAGTCATTATCGATGGTGAGAAAACTGGTGGGTGTAATGAAACTGTTTCTTATCTGAAAAAGCGAGGACTGATTTGAAAACTGACATTGGAAAAGTTGAAGAACTTTGTGCCCTTGTTGAGAGAGCACTTGATGCTGCTGTAACAGAACAAAAGTTTCTTATGAAACTGTATCCTATTCTGAAGACCCAGAAGTTTACTCGTCGTGAATGCACTCAATTTATTGAGAGCACTACAGCAGCAAATCTGTCTTCTACTTGTATGGATCTGGAAGACTACATCAAAGGTGGTAGTCCAGTTTTGCGTGAAGCATATGGACACATTCCAAAACCAGTAGCAAGGAAGGTGCTCAAGTTTCTGACTGGTATTCTTGAGGATGCCTGGCAGTATGAAAAAGACCGCCGCCCTGGTCGTAAAAAGGCAACTAAATAATTAAAAAATTGGGGGATTGCAATGGCAGATTTAACTTTCCTTTACATCGCTTTCTTCCTAACCATTGGGAGTTTTCTGTTGGGATTTATTTCCTCCTGGAATCTCAAAGATGTATTCGATCAATGGAAAGAGCGAGCTGAGTATGCTGCTGTGGTAATGCATCCAGAGATGCAGATGGATGGTGAATTTGTTGACCCGTCAGAACTTCTCTACTTGCGTATTGCGGATGAAGATGATATGATTGATGACGAAGACGACGACTGACTATGATTCTCATTGATATGAATCAGGTGATGATCGCAAACCTTATGGTTTCGCTCAATCAATCTGATGAGTTGAAAGAAGACCTAGTTCGTCATATGATCTTGAACTCACTGCGTAAATATCGATCGCAGTTCTACAAGATGTATGGCGAACTTGTTTTATGTTACGACAGTCGCCACTACTGGCGACGTAAAGTGTTTCCTTGCTACAAAGGAACACGAAAGAAAGACCGTGAGGTATCGAAGCATAACTGGGATAACATCTTCGATGTTCTGAATAAGTTGAAGGATGAGTTTCGTTCCAATCTTCCTTATAAAGTTGTTGAGGTTGATGGTGCAGAAGCAGATGATGTGATTGCTATTTTGTGTAAGCAGCAAGGTCTGGCAAACATCAGACTGCAAAATAATATGCAACCACCAGTGAAGACTTTGATTATCTCGGGTGATAAAGACTTCATTCAACTTAAGAGGTATGGGTATGTAACCCAATTCAATCCGATGCTTAAAAAGTATGTTGAGAATATTGATCCCAATCTGTATATCTCAGAGCACGTACTGAAGGGTGATCGTAGTGATGGGATTCCAAATTTTCTATCTGATGATAGATGTTTGGTTGAAGGTCGTAGACAAAAACCATTATCAAAAATTAAACTTGCTCAATGGTCTACGATGTCTCCAGAAGATTTCTGTTATGATGCACAGACATTGGAGCAATATCGACGCAATCAAATGCTCATCGATTTCGCATACATCCCAGAAGACCTTGAGGAAAAGATTATAGATAACTATGAATCTTTAATTCCACCTAATAGATCTACGGTAATTGACTACTTCGTTAAGTATCAACTGAATGATCTAATGCAAAACATAAGTGAATTCTAATTATGAAACTGCTCATTTCCGAAATTCTACAGAAGGCATCTAATGCAAAGACCAAAGTAGAAAAGATTAAAATTCTTAGGGAGAACAACAGTCAAACTCTCAGATCTCTTTTCATCTGGAACTTTGATGAGAGTGTTGTTTCTCTTCTTCCTGAGGGTGAGGTTCCTTTCACTCCCAACCCTGCACCTGTAGGCACTCAACACACTCGTCTAGAAACTGAAGGACGTAAACTGTTCTACTTTGTGAAAGGTGGTAGTGATATCCCCGCACTTCGTAGAGAAGCAATGTTCATTCAGTTGCTGGAAGGTTTGCATCCTGAAGAAGCAAATGTCGTTGTTCTTGTTAAAGACAAGAAACTTCAGGACAAATATCGAATCACTAAGTCAGTTGTATCTGAAGCATTTCCACAAATTACTTGGGGAAATCGTGGCTGATGAAGATATTAAAACAGAATTGTGATCCGAGTGAAGCAAACAATCGACAGCTCCCATACACCTGCTATCTTGTAGAATATCAAATAGATGGTGCAGTCTGTTATGATCTTGTGATTCCAAGAAATCAATCTGAAATGTTTGACTGGTACTGGGATCGATATCGTGAAGACTTTATTGGATTTAAACAATCTGAGGGGAGGCTCAATCCTAAATTATGGGAATACCAAGTAACGGACAAAAAGAAAAAATGATTTACACGTTTAATAAAGTAACAACACCAGAGGATGTACCTGAGGAACAACCAAAGGATGAAGTTGTTTCTTCGGAAGATGTGGTAAAATTTCTAAGTATTGCAATCTTTGGTCCTGCCATTATAATGTTCTCGTGGAACTGGAGTCTTCCAGTTATCTTTGGACTCAAGACCATTAATTATTTTCAGGCACTGTGCCTTCTTGTACTCTCTCGTATGCTGCTAAAATGAATAAAGAATCGGTATGTTTGATCACTGTAACACCTGATGCTGAGGCAACGATGGGTTACATTGCTCGTGTGAGCAATCCTGCCAATCAAGATAACCCAAAGGTTGAAGGTCTGCTGAGTTATTGTATTAAGCACGGGCATTGGTCTGTGTTTGAGCAAGCACATATGACCCTAGAAATCAACACTACACGGGCAATCGCGGCTCAAATTTTGCGTCATAGGTCGTTCACATATCAAGAGTTCTCGCAGCGGTATGCTGATACCGATCTGTTGCTTGATGAATACATTCCCATTCCCGACTTGCGTCGGCAAGATACTAAGAACAGGCAAAATAGTATCGATGATATGGGAGAATATGAAAAACTCCAACTCCAAGGAAAGATTGCACAGCACTTTGAGGAGGCACGAAATCTTTATCGTCAACTGATTTCTCACGGAGTCGCAAAGGAATGTGCAAGGATGGTGCTCCCTCTCGCCACACCAACCAAAATCTATATGACGGGATCAGTTCGCTCGTGGATCCATTATATCAATCTGAGATCTGCACACGGAACTCAGAAAGAGCATATGATGATTGCAGAAGCTTGCCGAAAGCATTTCATTTGCCAGTTTCCAATTACTTCCAAAGCACTTGAGTGGTGTAATGATTGTGATTGTGATGATGATTATGGTAGTTCGCTACAACCCTGCCTGAAAATCGAATGATACCATCTCATCTTCTAGGTCTATACCTAACAATAATTATTGTCGTTATCTTTGTGGCAATATACGGATACCAGTCTCTTGAAGAACTGATATACTATATTGAATTGAACATAAAGTACCTCCGAATACGACTGCAAATGTTTTTTATGGCTAGACGAATGAAACGAGAGATGAAAAAAATGATCAAACAATTTGATAAGGACAAACTCTAATGCCAACCTATGATTTTAGAAACAAGGAAACTGGAGAGATAATTACTGAAGTAATGTCTATCAAAGACCTTGATAAATACAAAGAAGAGCACCCAGAATTAGAACGGTACTTTGGAAATCAAAACAACAGTGCCATCTATGGTAAACCAAAGCAGTCAGACGGATTTAAATCTGTAATGCAGAAGATCCAAAAGGCTCACCCTGGTGCTAACCTATCGAGATTTACTTAGTATGCCTGTAAGAAAGAGAAAAACTCCTTCACCGTCTGGTATGAGTGCAAAACAAATGAGACGAAAGAAACCAATCAATCTTGATCATCTTAAAGTGATTGAACCACTTACAGATAATCAAGAACGTGTATTCAATTCGTATGCTGAAGGAAAGAATCTAGTTCTTCACGGTGCTGCAGGTACAGGTAAAACATTTATCAGTCTGTATCTAGCACTCAAGGATGTGCTGGAACCATCTTCTCCCTATGAGAAGGTTTATATGGTTCGTTCTCTTGTTCCTACGAGAGAGATTGGATTCCTTCCTGGAGATCACGAAGACAAATCAAACCTTTACCAAATTCCGTATAAGAATATGGTAAAGTATATGTTCCAAATGCCTGATGATCCTGCATTTGAAATGCTCTACGATAATCTTCGTGCTCAAGAAACCATTTCATTCTGGTCCACCAGTTTCATTCGCGGTGTGACTATGGATAACTGCGTTGTCATCGTAGATGAATTTAGTAACTTGAATTTTCACGAACTTGATAGTATGATTACTCGTGTTGGTGAAAATTGTAAGATCATTTTCTCTGGCGATTACACTCAGTCTGATTTGGTTAAGAGTAATGAAAAGAATGGTGTACTTGACTTTATGAGAATCCTTCAAACGATGAAGTCGTTTGATTGTGTTGAGTTTGGTATCGAAGACATCGTTCGCTCTGGTCTTGTCCGTGAGTATCTGATCAGCAAAATTAATCTTGGGTTTTAATTATGTTTAATATGGTGGGACCTCCAGTTCCACTGACTGAAATGAATGCCGTTACCAAAGGTAACGGTCTTCGTCTTTATGAAGTTGGTGAGGGCAAATGGTATCCTTCGGTGACCACCGTAACAGGGCATCGCAAAAAGGATTCCATTATCAAGTGGAGAAAACGAGTCGGTGATGAACAAGCGAATAAGATCTCAGGTCAGGCAACTGCACGAGGTAATCGCTATCATTCTTATACCGAATCATATCTAAGAAACGAACCAGTGGTGTTTGACGACAGTCATCCACTACCTAAGTTTATGTTTCAGTCTTCTCAAAAGACACTTGATAGAATCAACAACATACATCTACTTGAAAGTCCTCTGTATAGCGATCACTTTCGGATTGCTGGACGTGTAGATTGTATTGCTGAGTTTGATTCTGAACTTGCTGTCATTGACTTCAAGACATCAACTAAACCCAAGACTGAATCCTGGATCGAAAATTATTTTGTACAGGAAACAGCATATGCTGTGATGTATTATGAACGTTGTGGTGTACAAGTAGATAAAATCGTAACTATAATTGCGGTTGAAGACGGTAGTGTTCAAGTAATCGAAAAACGTAACTTGGATTACTATTACAAATTGCTTTGCGAATACGTTAATGATTTTATGGAATCGACTATCAAATGAAAGAATACCAGGACAAATTTATGACGCAAACAAAATTCTCTTCACTTGTTGAAGAGGTGGTGAAGAATAGTAATGGTCTGACGAACTATATTGATGCCGTCGTAGTTGTCTGTGACGAGTTTGATATCGAGGTCGAAACCGTAGGGAAACTTATCTCTAGACCACTGAAAGATAAAATCAAATACACTGCTCAGCAACTTAATTATGTGAAGAAAACTTCAAGAGGAGTGCTACCACTATGAGTGGCGATAACTTTTATGACTCATCAATCGTTCAGCAAGAACTGATTGATATGCAGTCCCTATACAAAGATTTGTATGATATCTCAATGCGCTTCCCGATGATGGATCGGGAGGAACGTATCGATCATCTGGACAAAACGATGACCCTGATCGCCAAACAGAAGATTTTCTATGCTAGAATTGCTCTGTTGGCACTGGAGGACCCCGAGGCATCCGATGTAAAAATACGCATCGATCAGATCACCGACTTATACAGCGGTGGTAAGACCATCAATCAAGTTCTTGATGATATGGAAACAAAACTTAAGAACTGGAGAAAACAGATTGATGATCAGGTTGACCAGGACTAAATAGTATGTTACCCTTAACGGGGTAGTACACAACACACAACACACAACAATACGGAGACACACTAAATGTCATTTGCTTCACTGAAGAAAACTTCTGGTTCTTCTTTCTCCTCTCTGACTAAAGAGATTGAGAAACTTAATGGTAGTGGTAAGCAGGCGGATGATCGCCTGTGGAAACCTGGAGTTGACAAATCTGGTAATGGTTTTGCGATCATTCGCTTTCTCCCTCAGACGACTGAAGGCGAACTTCCTTGGGCACAGGTATGGAGTCACGCATTCCAAGGTCCTGGCGGTTGGTTGATCGAAAACTGCCCCACCACTAAGGGCGAGAAATGCCCTGTGTGTGCACATAATTCTACTCTCTGGAGTTCGGGTCGTGAATCGGATAAGGATGTTGCCCGAAAACAGAAACGCAAACTGTCCTACTACGCTAACATTTATGTTATCAAGGATCCTTTGAATCCCGAAAACGAAGGGCAAGTCTTTCTCTACAAGTTCGGCAAGCGCATCTTTGACAAGGTTACTGCAAGGATGAAACCCGACGAGAACGACTATGATCCGCAACCTGCGATCAATCCTTTCGATCTTTGGGGTGGTGCAGACTTCAAACTGAAGATCAAACAGGTCGCTGGTTACTGGAACTACGACGATTCCTCCTTTAGCACTCCTGGTGTTCTTGGTGGTTACGATGACGATCGTCTGGAAGAGATCTACGACAAGATCTATTCTCTTTCGGAGTTCACCGATGACTCAAACTTCAAGAGTTACGAAGAACTTGATGTACGTCTTCAGACTGTACTGGGTAAGAGCGTTCGTCCCACCGTTGATCGAGAGACCTACGAAGACGAAGAATCTGGATTCGGAGATTACTCTGGTACAACTTCTGAACAATCAGAAGAACGTTCCTGGGCATCCGACGTTGACAGTTTCTCAGTTGCAAAAACTGCAGCAACTGCATCATCTGATGAGGAAGATGCACTGAGTTACTTTGCTCGTCTCGCTGAAGAGGACTGATGCTTCACGAACTCTTCCCTGTACCTGTCTGGGAGGAAAATATTGGGGTGCCTGAGGGCACCCTTCAGTTTGTAGAGAACCAGTATTACGAAAGGATGGGTGCTTGGGGTAACACCAAAAGCATTTCTGAAGATAAACAGATCCTTGAAAAGAATCCTGCCCTTAAAGAACACATCCTTTCCAACGTAAAAAGTTACGCACACAACATCCTTCTCGTATCACCTCACGTTGAGATTGAGATTGTACGTTCTTGGATTGTTCTTCATTTCCCTGGAGACTATTCTGACTTCCACACACATACCAATTCTATTTGGAGTGGAGTTTATTACATAGAATGCAATCCCACCAGTGGCGATTTGATCTTTGATAAGACGGGGACATATCCAAACTGTTTCCTCCCAATCCTTGAGCCAGATACTCTGGGATTTGTCAATGCCACTGCAAAGCATCACAGGTTTCAACCTGAACCTGGAAGTCTATTCGTCTTCCCATCTCAACTGATGCACAAGGCAGATCAGAACCAGTCTGAAAACTGTCGCTACTGTATTGCCTTTGACGTGTTCATCCGTGGTACAATTGGTACGAGACACGGAAATGAAGTAACGCTATGAAACTTTCTCTGCTGCTACTACTACTTTTAATACCCCCTGCTGCATCAGCACATCAGTATCCTGTAGATGCTGAGCGCAGGGAGATTACACCATCACATTGTGTGCACGATGCTCAGTTTGGATGGAATTGCTGGTACACACCAGTTCCTCGACGGAGACACCATCACCATCACCACCATCATCACACCATCCTGGATCATATTCTCAACTACTAATCAATGCATTAGATGAACCTGAACCAGAAGCAGAACCAGTAGAAGCAGTAGATTGTCTCGGTTTGATGTAACGAGGCAGACCGATAAACTCCTCGGCAAGTGTGCCAGGAGTTTTTTTGTATCCATTCTCATCGAGTTCTGCATTCGGAAGATACTCTGCCATAGTTTTGAATTCTGAGATGAAATCTTGAAGATAAACATTCCTTAGCAGGTATATGTTTCTCTTTGCCTCATTGAGTTCATACTCATAATCAAAATATGAGATCGGAAATCTTGATAGATTCTTTGGAACAATTGATCCATCTGGTTTGGTGTATTGGAATGATTCGTCAACAACAAGACCACTGGGGAGAAGAATTAAACCAGTTGAGGGATCTTTATATTCTAGAGTTTCATAATGATGTATACCTTCAACCGATTCATACTTATCGTAGACATACTGGTGGAGATCTTCACGATTTAATGGCCAATCATTGTATACATTGATAATGTTGTTGATGATAAGGACTACCCAATCAAGATCGGAGTCACCATAAATTCGATACGCAACTTGATCTGGTCTCTCACCTTCTCCAATTTCATACTGCGTGAAACCGAGCAAAGCACCCTGAAGATCGTCACGAATCTTGATTCTTCTAAAGATATTTACTGCAAGTTGGTATGGTTGATTGCCATCAACTCTAGTCTTGCTTCTGATGTAAACCTTAGGTAAGTATTTAAAATATGCCATCAGTTTTGTACTCCACCATTAAC